GATACTATGTCACCATCGTCTTCAAGTTTATCGAGTACCTTTACGTATGCTTCACGATCATATCCATAAGGTACCTCGGTAATTTCAAGTACGGTTTTGCTTTTCTTATCAAACATACCTAGAACGGTATACTTGTTTTCTTCTGATTCGTACTGAACCGCACCTTTGAAATCTGGGAAACACACTGGAAGCTTGTTGGCAATATTACCATTCAGCATGTATTCACGACAAGCACTAGAAAGTGCATTAGGGTCTCGCGGAAGTATGTTTGTAGCAAAACCAGTGGCAATACCTTTAGTTCCGTTTGCCAAAACCAAAGGAATCACTGGTAAATAAAATGCTGGCGGTTCGTGTTCAGGATCACTATGCGCAGGGGCGAGGTCAGCATCACGAATATATTTTTTAAAGTTTTCGTGGAGGCGCGTATAGACATAACGTGGTGCACCTGCTTCTTGAACGAGTCGAGTACCAAAGGAACCACGGCCTTCGACTAAACAGATATTATTATTCCACGTTGCGGCCATAAGCTGACCTGCCCCTGCGGCCGACGTCTCACCGTGGTTGTACCCATAGTCTGATATGATACCTGCAACAGCGCTTACCTTTTTAAAGTCGCTTTTGGAGTTGAGGATCGAGCTATATAAGTAAAACCTTTGCACGGGCTTCAAACCGTCAATCATATTAGGGATTGCACGGGATTCAACCGTATACATAGCAAAGGACAACCATTCGTGAGATGCAACCTTAGAGATTGGATACTCATTTGCTTCAGTAGTAAATTCAAGTACGCTCATTAGCAAACCTTTTCAAATTATAGTACTATTCTATCAAAGAACTTTCGGAATGTCAACCATTATTTTTAAGTTTTTCTTGATGGGCTTCAATCCGTTTCTTTTCCCATTTGTGCAATGGACATTTTGCTGCAGCAAATTTTACCTTAGCAGGAATAAGACAACCGCACTTACGGCACATCTTTGTCATTGCGAAATACTCATCGCAAGTCAAACAAAGATTCATACGTTCCTGTTGTATTGCTTTTGCTATAATCATTGAAAGTATTTGTCCAACATATCGAGCACGTCTTGATATTTTGCCATTTCAAGGATTTCGGTTTCCATTGCTTCAAACACATCTGGGTGTTCGCCAATACCTGCAGGATTATTAAGGTATACCTCAACATTAAGCTTGTGCTTTTGGATATGACCGTGAGCGTGTGCACGCATTGCTTTAATAATCACTTCTTGATCTAATGCCATTTTCTTTTCCTTCTATTGAAACATAAAGTCTTTACGTAGTTGAGAGTCGCGCCCAAACATCATTTGGAAAATACTTGCGTCATCAACAGTAACGGTATCGTATTGTGGTTTGTTGATAATCGTATCATACTCGTCTTCAGTAAGTGAACCCAAGCCTTTGATGTAACGGTGCTTCCATCCACCTTGTTCTGATTTAAATTGCGATGCGTCTTCATAATTATAGAACCACTTGACTTCTTTACCTTTAACGGAAATCATAATCGGTGTACGAGTAATCTTTACACGTTTTTCGGTAAGTAGCCGTGGCCAGAATTTGTAAAAGAACGCAATCAGTAGCGGAGAAATATGACCAATGCCATCATGGTCGGCGTCGGTTAACGTTGCAATGTTTTCGTACGTCATATTATCAACGCTATTGGGATTATTTATATCCAAGCCAAGTACAGCGACAAGTTCAGACAATTCCTTGTTCTTCAATACGTCGGCAGGTTTCATATCCCAGGTATTCATAATCACACCACGCAAAGGATATGCTCCTACCTTGTTGGCATCTCGAACCTTTAATAGGAAACCCATTGCCGAATCACCTTCGACGATTTTCAGTGTTGCGTCAGATTGATTGGCGGCAATGTGTTTTGCTACCTTGACCTTACGCAAACTCTTTTGTGCCAAGGTTGCGGCACGTTTATCAGCGGCGATTTTCTTTGCAAGCTGAGCTTCAATAATTGGGTCAATAATTGACGGTGTATTGAGAATCTTACGAGCAAAGAACAGCGCATCCTTAATACCAGACGCAACAGCATGGTCACGTACGTTTGTCATAGGATTGGTCAAACGCTCTTTTGTTTGAGAGTCAAACTTTGGATTCATGAAGTTTCGAGCAAACATGACGAAAGTTAAACCATTCTTGATGGTTGATTTGACAACTTCGATTTTATGCTTACGTTTAATCATAGTGACAAGTTCGTCAACGATGCCGTTCACAATAAAATCGACGTATGTACCACCTTGCCGCGTATTCACGCCATTAATAAAGGAGTTGGTACGGAACCCATCCTCAGACGATCCAATAAAGAATGATAGGTCTTCGGTCTTTTCAATAATTGCGTCTTCAGCAAACAGCTCAGAATATTTCTTGAGGTTGTTGACCTTAATGCGTTTACGGTTAAACGAAAAAGCAATTTCAGGAAATGCCATTTGAAGACTGATAAGGCGATCTTCAATCAAAGAAACAGTATCAAGTTCTGAAAGACTATCAACTTCAAACAAATCAAAGTCAGGAGTAAACCAAACCTCAGTGCCGTTACCTTCTTTAGGAGTATTCTTTTCTCGAATATCCTCAGCGCCATTTTTACATTCAACCGTAAGCATTGTTCCATTTGACCAAGTCTTACCTACAAATTTTGCCGACAAGAAATTAGTTGCCGCAGAACCGACACCGTTGGTACCAATTGTTACGCGGTTATCATCAAAGCTTGTGCCTGCGTTTACTCTTGTCCATGCAGCAGTTGCTCGTGCAATCTTGCTGTCGGTTGTTTCATCATAAACTAATTCTTGCGGAATGCCACGACCGTTGTCGGATATGGTTACCTTATTATTATCTACGGAAACATTAATCTTGTTTGCGTATTTAAAATTAGTGCGGATTGCCTCGTCAATTGAGTTATCAAGGATTTCGTCAATCATTTTTGACAAAGCAGGCACATACGTTGCGTTTGTCCAAGTACCTAAGACAAACCGCTCAACCTGCTCTCGAGCACTTGAACCCATATACATGCCGATACGCTCACGAACGTGTTGGCGTGCTGTTAAAATTTTGAAATCTTCACTCAAGGTATCTTCTCCATTTGAGATATTACTAAACCATTCTATACCACTTTTGCGGATATGTCAATAGTTAAATGAAACCTATCCAATGTGTGCAGTCGTCGCAAGGATCATCGAATTGATAACATCGATAATCTTCTGTCATTGTACTGACCTCTCGGTATTGTTGTCTCTTATTTATAAATAGATACTATAACAGATTTAAAAGATTGTCAATAGGAAATATGCAATGATTACAAATTATTTAGCGCCTACGTCGTTTATTGTCACGGTGTCAAGACTGCCAAAGGTTGAGTTTTTTACTCAAACCACGTCAATTCCTAGCATCTCAATTAGCCCAGTAACAAACAACACTCCAATCCAAAATTTTTACTCGTCTGGTGACCGTATTGAGTATTCTGATTTTGACCTTGGGTTTATTGTAGACGAGCGCATGGATAATTATATTGAGGTCCTACGTTGGATGGAAGGACTAGGTTCTCCTGAAACAACTGACCAATACAAGGACATCGAGAACAGCAAAGATGGCATCACATCAGATATCACAATAACAATTCACAATAGCCACAAGAACCCAAATATTCGAGTTATCTATAAAAATTGTTTCCCAACTGCACTATCGCAAGTTGACCTCAGCGTCACTTCAACAGACGTAGCATATCCACAGGCAACAGTCACATTTAGGTACGATACGTTCGTAATAGAACAAATTTAACCATTGACATTTTTGTTAAACTGTTGTAGAATAGATTATAAAATGATTTAGTGGAGCTACTTAATGAGCACAGATGACATTAGTGAATTGTGGTCAAAAGACTGTAAGATTGATGAAACAAACCTTGGGCGCGAATCACAACGTATTCCTGAGTTGCACGCAAAGTATTATACCTTATTTTATAGGGAAGCACTCAAGGTTAAGAAACTTCTACACGATTATAAAGAGCTTGAACACGCAAAGCGTGAGTGGTATGATGGCAGCATGGCTGAAGAAGATTTGAAAGATCGTGGGTGGAAACCGTTTCAAAAGAAAGTCCTTCGCAACGATCTTGATAAGTATATCCAACAAGATCAAGAAATCATTAACCTAAGTCTTAAAATTGACTATCACAAAACAAGAGCAAGTTTTCTTGAAGATATTGTTAAGACAATCCATTCCCGCAATTTCATCATCAAGAACATGATTGATGTGATGAAATTCCAAGCTGGTGAGTATTAGATAAATAAACAGTATATAATGCTATACTGGAGACTTTGTCATGGACGTTATCAATGTAGAACCACTTAACGCAGTACATATGAAAATTGATACTGAATCTGGCGTTAAGATGGAGCTACAAGAATATTTCTCATTTAGACCAACAGGATACCAATTTGTACCTGCATACAAGAATCGTGTGTGGGATGGTTGGGTACGTTTGTTTTCTCCGTTAAGACCTGTCTTATATGTTGGGTTACTACCGTACTTACGCAAATTTTGCGAGAGTCGAGGATACGAACTAAACGTCGGTGGCGAAATGTATGCTGAAGAAAACGTGCCTGACAATTATGGATACGAAATTGCAGAAGAAATCAATTGCAAGTTTAAACCTCGCGATTATCAAAACGAGTACGTTGTTAATGCAATTCGTAAAAATCGCTCGCTTTCTTTATCTCCAACGTCTTCAGGTAAATCATTAATCATATATTTAATTCAGCAACATTATTATCAGGCATATGGACATAGAACACTTATTATTGTGCCAACGATATCATTGGTACATCAAATGGCTGGGGACTTTGTTGATTACGGCTGCACCGACGAGATCTACAAGATTCAAGGTGGTGTTGACAAGAATACGAATGCGTCTATTGTTATCTCAACTTGGCAGTCCTTGATTAAACAACCAAAGCAATGGTTTGACCAATTCCGCGTTGTCTTAGGGGATGAGGCGCATCAGTTCCAAGCAAAATCGCTTCAGAAGATTATGGATTCGTTAGTTAATTGTCAATATCGCCACGGGTTTACAGGTACCTTGAAGTCAGACGAAAGCAAAACACACCGTCTTGTTCTTGAAGGTTGTTTTGGCGAAGTAAAAAGATACGTCAGTACGAAGGATCTAATGGACTCAGGTACAGTTGCCGATTTCAAAGTAAAAGCAATTGTGTTAGGATATGACGACGCAATCAAAAAAGAATTCAGAACAGCATTCCGCAAGATTGCCGAACCATCAAAGAAATATCCTGCTGAACGCGAGTTCTTAATCAACAACCATAAACGAAACGTTTTCATTCGTAATTTATTGTGGTCTCTTGAAGGTCAAAACAATCTTGTCTTGTTTGATTTGGTTGAGAAACATGGTAAGGTATTGGAACCTCTCCTTCGGAGAGACGATCGTCAATTACATTTTATATATGGTGGAACAAAAGGTGATGAACGTGAAAGGATTAGAAATTTGATTGAGAACGACCCTGTTAAACAACACAACATTCTTGCGTCTTATGGCGTTTTCTCAACTGGCGTCAACCTTAAGAAATTGGATAACGTAATCTTTGCTTCAGGTTCTAAATCTGAAATTAAGGTTCTGCAATCAATAGGACGTACCTTGAGGAAAGGTAATGATGCAGACAAAGCGACCCTTTATGATATTACCGATGACTTATCTCACGGGTCTTTTGAAAATTATACTTTAAAGCATTTTAAGAAACGCATTGAAATCTATGGGAATGAACAGTTTCCATTCAAGATCTACAATGTTTCAATCTAGTATTGTTTTGTTCTCGATAAATCGAATTATAACCTAGTTGAAAGAAATGTCAACAACTTTTTTCAGTTAAAGGCAAAAAAATTGTTTATAGACTTTGGGGCAGGATATGATCTGCCAGTAATTGCTAATAAATTCAAACACATACCAGAATTCGAGCAAATGGTCGCTATTGATAGAAGACCTGATTTTAGAGATCGATATCCTGAATTCTTTGACCTTATGGACAAGCATTATA